CAAACCCGTATCTGGGTTAATTGTTCCCTGCGCTCCCTGCGCTTCCAACATCGTCTTTTGTTCTGGCGACATGAATGCGATAAGAGAGTCACCGAAGCGACCCCCTGATCTTTTGGGAGATGAACTTGAACCTGTGAAAGATATTTTATTAGGCTTGCCGTAAGACATGTTAGATCACCGATGATGCAACTGCGATTGCGACTTGAAGGTCGCTTGCGCCAGAAGTTGAGGTTACGTTTATTCCAATACGCTTGGATGAAACCACGCCATCTATTTCGATGATGGGGTCTATAACAAGGTCTTGGCCTCCTGAAGAAATTGAGTGTGTATCACCAACACCAGTTCCATCTATTGTGATTTGTACTTGGCATGTGCCTGAACTTGTCTTTGCAGAGAGTCCATCAATCCGTATTTTCTGTCTCCACAACCTCATTAGAAAATAGTCTTGGTCACTAACTGAACCAGATACTTCTGTTGAGATTGAGTGAGCTGAGTAGAGGATGGGTATCTCTGCAACTGGAACCTTGCCAGCAGAGTCAAGAGAAGCTACGCCGTTTGCAGCACCCATGTAAGTTTTTGGTACAACTGTGGTGAAGTCTAGTTGGCGGTATACATAGCCATCTGCTGTCTCGTTAACTGCGAGGTACTTATTCACATCACCAATAGTAATTGAGGGAAGGTCAACATCTTCTTTGGTGTTGATCCACTCTGTTCCTTGGTAGAAACGAAGATTAGGTATAGCTTGAGAGATGTCCACCCACAACCAACCAGACAAAGGGTTGAGAGGCGTTGTTTCAGACACGATCACTGTTCCCATTGTAGCCAGAGCTGAGACTAGACCCACTACTTTAGATTGGGCAATGGCCTCATCAGCTACAGTTACTTTGGAGAAGTTAATGAATCCATCTGCCGTTGTGTATTCTTCTTCAAGCATGATGCCTTGGACGTTCTTTACTGTACTGTTCTCAACTGTTAAGACGTTAACTACGTCACCAGTAACCAAGTCAGTAGTGAATGTGATTACATCCAACGTGTCATCTTTGTTGTAGTCAAATGAACCACCGATACGCTGCAAGATGCCATTCTTATAAACCACCACTTCTTCGTCTGAAGTGTGCGAGAAAGGAACCTGAGATCGGATAGAAGTTACATCGAAATCAAGACGGCGATAGTTGGTCACTGACTGAGAGCGAATTGAATAGATCGTTACCAAGTCATCAAGTGCTGCGGCTGTTGAAAGAACAACATTACCATTAGTGTAGTCTAGGGTTATTAAGGATTCCTGTAATAGAATTCCATTCAAGAAGACAAGGGCTTTGCTAGACATGTTCACGTCTAGGGGATAAGGGAAAGCGGTTTGATCTGCCGTTGATACAATGTCTTGGCGGTTAAAGAATAACGCACCTTCAATAGTTCCTACGTTAGAGCCAGAAGCACCACGAACATCTGCGAGGGTAGCTACGCTAGTCCAGCCTTCCTCTCCTGCATATCCTGATCCAACACGAGCCTCAATACCCGTTAAAGTATTTAATCGAAACTCAACAGGAAGGTTAACTTCACCTTCTGTATTGAATAGTTTTGAGAATAGTTCACCAAAAGTTTTGTTACCACGCTCTGCGCTATTCAGGTAACGAACAATTGATTCAAACTCAGTGTGTACGTTAGATGATGAAACGTAATTCTGTGCGTGTTGTTGGCGTAAGCGAGCCATTAGTTTTTCCTCGTGTTGACAGCGAAACCGATGACCTTGACTAGCCCATCACCTTCTACATTGAATCGGAACTGAACACCTTTATATCGGTGTTCAAATTTACGCTCGTATTCGAGTCGCATTGGATTTTCAGGGAACTCATTATTTCTTACGTCATCTTCTATTTGATAACGTATGTTACTTAGTTGTCGTCCGACTTCATCAAAGGCTTCGACATTAATAACGCCTCTACCAGAAGCTTGAAGGATAAACGAATGGGACTCTTTAACTGTGTTGATAGACTCGTGCCATAAGATCGGGGTGTTTATCGTCATCTTAGGTGTCTTCATCACCGCATCCTCGTACTGCTTTAACTCCCACACACCACCAGCCGTTCCAAGAATCACACGACCACCAAGAACTGAAGCGCATCGAGCGTTTAAGAAGTCTGACGATGACCAAGTGTTGTTGTCTGCATCAAGAGGGTTAAGAGATAGGGTCAATCTGCGAGAAAGCTTGTCCGTCATCGGGAAGAAGATGTGGTATTGGTTCTCATCCTGATCAAAGAACGCATTAATCTGCTCTGGGTTGCGAACAGACTTAACGAAAGCCCTGTATATCTCTTCGATCTTGGCTGACATCGGAACAGGATAGACTGTAACGCCGTTTTCCTTAGATCGTTTGATAGTATGAACGCCGTTACGAGAACAAAAGATAAGGTCTGAGCCTGCTTCTGCAATTGTATTGTGAGAGATAGTACCCACACCAATCTGAATGGAGGAGTCTAGCTTGATCTGCTCGTAGTTTGCGGATACGTTATATACAAGTGTTCTGTCCTCAGTGAATACAGCTAGTCGAGAAGACTCGAATCGTCCTAGTCCCTTGACTGTCTCTGCTGAACCCACCACGTTACGAATGTCTATATAGACAGCCTTATCTACCTGAGTGGATTGAGCATCCTCATCAGGCGGCATGATCATGGGGTTTTCAAGACGTGATAGCCAGATAGCAGTAGCCGATCCTGTCATTCCTGACAAACATAAGCGTCCAGATACAGTACAGATATATGCTGGGTCTGCATTTGATGCAGACTCGTTACGCTTCCATGTGAATCCATTGAAGTGATAGATAGGTGAGGACTGAGTAGCAAATACCACCTCGCCATCAAATACTGTAGTAGAAACTACGGCATCTGCTGCATAGACTTCCTCTTTTCTCTGGCCCTTATCAGAAACAAATGACTTTCCTGCTGCGTTTTTCTCTACCCATACCGCATTGTCACGACCAAACCAGCGAACATTGTCCACTGATCCGTATGCGAGAACATGGCGAGAAGCACCTCGATCCATATTGATAACGCCACGCCAATCTGCATAACCATTGTTAAGCGAAATAAGGTGCTGGGCTTCTCCATTCTCTAATGCGGCAATGTCACGAGAGGAATCTATTCCTCGGAAGTTCCGATAAAGAAATGAGTTTAGCTGTACGCCTGAAGGCGACTTAAAGGAAGACATAGTTATTCAAACTTAGGTATCGTAATGGGCTTGTTACCAAACTTATTGTGGTAAGTAATCCGATGTAGATTGTCGTAGTACATCTGACGATAAGCCTGCATCTTTTGAGACATCTGCTGTACTGCGTAGTAGTAGATAAGGCCAGAGATAACGATCTCATCTGGCAGATCACGAGCTTCTTGCAATGCAATATAGTCTTCTATCTCGGTATCACCAGATCGGTATGGATGGGTGTTGTAATCAAGAAGCACAGAGTTAGCGAAGTCGATCATCATAAGAGAGACTTCACCATCCACAGAAGAAGGATGAAACTCACCATAACGCCGCAGGACTTTAATGATAAGGTCTTCTAAGGGCGAGTAGTGGTCGCGTATGTTGGGATTGGAGCTGGTTGCTGTCACAAAAACACCCTCGAAGATTATATATTAATCGTTAACTTGAATAACTCGGCCCATCTTCACGAAGGTATGGCGAGAGAACTGAGCTTTCAGGTTGCTTGGAACTGCCCAGATAGGATACTTATGATCTGTATCCCACGAGGGACGGAGGCGAGAGTCGCCAACATTGATGTCGAACAAGGAATCCTCAAGTACAGCAGAGGTGTAGTAAGTAAAGCCATCCACTTCTACATCTGAAGTCTTGCGAGAGCTTTTACTTTTTAAGGCTGCTTTCTTTTCAACGTCTTTGCTAGGACTAGCGTGAGTAACTTTTGATGAATCGACCATGTTGTCTCCGTTGGGATTAACCTATAGGCCAAAAAAAGCCAGAGCGGTTTAGTTCTCTGGCTATTGTGCTGGGTTGAAGCCTTGTGGTCGTCCTTACGGACTAAGGCATTCAGGTATAACTATGTTATACGCTAGTCCAGCCTTTGATGCGGTGATGAACTTTCGAGTGAGAAAGCTCTAGTCCACATTCAGTCATGTACTGATGCTTCTTGCCGTCAAAATCAGCAGATTGAATATCACGCTGAAGCATTGTGTCACGACCTTCTAAGTGACGATACTTCAAGTGTGGCATATCAATGATGACCATCTCGTTCTTCATAGATGGAATCTGACGGAACATTGGGTGCAAGTAAACTAACAGGTCGCCAGCAAAAGTAGTGTAGCGAGTGAAAGATACGCCGTAGGCATTATCAACCGAAGTTGGCTGCCAGCGATTCTTGCCGATTTCCATTAGGTTTGCAATTGCGCCTGCGCCTGCGAAACAAATCTTCTCAGGGTTGCCGAAAGCAAATACATCTTCAACCAAGGCGCGATCAAACTGCTTCTCGGTTAACTGACCAGCAGTAGAGCTAGTGCTTGCATCTGTGATAGATGTAATAGACTGCAACAATCCACCAGTGTAACGAGTAGGTGAAGCGGTTGTGCCGTTTTGCTCTGCTTTTTTGCCGAAGAAGAATGCGCGTTCAATGTCGCTCATGTGCATCTTCAATGCTTTGGTTAAATCTTCTTGCTCTTTGTCGCCAGTACGCAAGTTGGTAGAATCCAAAGTGCCAGTAATAGAAACAGAAGTCTTAAAGATTTGAGTAAAGTTTGAACCAACGATAGGATCAAAAGATACTGGTGCAGGTGAAGTTCCACCTTCTTGGTCAGCGAAACCAGCGATAACGATTTCTGCGCCACTTCCTACTGCCGCAGCTCCACCACCGATACCACGAGCAACAGTAATGTCTGTGCCGCTAACAGCAGATACACGCATCATTTCGCCTGTAGCAGTGTTGCACAATAAAGTGCCAGCAACGATAAATGGTAAATCAGCAGTGTTGTTTACAGCTAGAGTTGTAGCTGAGTTAGTTGCAGTTGCAGAGGTAGTTAAGACGCGATCAGGTAGTTCGTCTTTGAAGTTACGAAACTCTGGATCGTCAGTAGATTCGCTGCCTGTCATGGAGAGAAGGGCTTGTAATGGAGCTGTTCCGTTAGGCTCGATCAGGGAGTAAACTTCACGATAGTTCTTTGGTCGGAAGTCCGCATCGAACTGACCAGAACCACGCAATCCTAAAATTGCTGTACTCATTGGGGTATTCCTTTTGTTTGACGAAGGCAATAGTGCCTTATGCGCCACTTAATTTAGAGTGTGTATATGGTTTATAACAAAGGAGTTTGCCGAAATCTCGTGCTTGATCCTGTTATGGTCGATGGTGTCGGGCATTAAAGAGGGCTAATGCGCTCAATGTCGGACTGTCGATAATTGAAGAGTACATGAGCTGTACCCTTCTATCGTCCTTGCTAGATCATGTTCTGCTTGGCTTTGGCTGTGTTGGCCAGAGTGTCAATGAAGGATTGATCTGAGCTAGAAGCTACTGATGAGCCTCCTGCTGATGGTGCTGAGTCCACTGTTCCTGTGAAAGCCTGTCTGCGCGTTGCGATTTCTCGTAAGCGTTCAATCTCAGGAGTGTTCATGTTGTTCTTAAAGTCTTGAGCTACATGAAGTGTTAGCTTGGGATCCATAAAGTCTTCAATGGTGTAGCCGCGATCATAAGCAAAGTTAAAGAAGTCGCTGTCTGATTGGTCAGGAAGACCAAGTGAAGACTGAGCTTGGTTAAGGTTGTTAATGATGCGCTGCTTCTGCGAGGACTCTTGCGAGGAAGCCGCAGTTTCAAGACCCTGCTTTGCACCCTTTGCAATATCCTTTTGGCCAGATACTAATTGCTTTAATAAGGCTTTGAGCTGGGCGTTATCACCTTGCATGGATTTTAGTTGGGCGAAAGATTCTTTATATGCAGGTGGGAGTGAGACTGCATTTTCATCTTCCCATCGTTTGAGTGCATCATCATCGAGGCTCGCGTTATTGTAAGGGGTATCGACCTTACCTTCAGGAGTCTTCTCGGTGTTTGTGCCTTTACCAAACTGAGCGTTCTTTTGGAAAGCTCGCTGTAGTCCTTTAACGAACTGTTCAGGAGAAACGTCACGACCCTTCTCTTTAGCAGCACCCATCAATTGCTCTGCAAAATCCAGAACAGGCTTCATAGTTTGGTGCTTATGGTTTAGCGATGAGTAGCGATCAAAGGTAGATTTAATTTGCTTGTCTGACAACTGGCGGTTCTGATCACCGAAGTTAACGTCATACATGACAGCTTCTTTCTGGGCCATGTCACCTTCAGTGGTTGGTGAGGCTTGAGCTGATGCTTTTTCTTGGTCGGTAGGTGGAGTGGGAATGTCAGGAGCTTTTGGTTGTGGAGCTGCCTGTTGAGGTTGTTGAGGTTGTTGAGGTTGTTGAGGAGCTTGTGCTTCTGGTGCTACACCAGTTTTCTTAGCTGCCATCGCTTGCATTAATTGTTGATCCATTGACATAATTTTCGGCCTTAGCGGAAGTTGAGTGGGTTGTTAGGTGAAGTATCGCAATAGCCAGAGGGAGTATCGTCCTTGTCTGGCTGTAGTGGTGGGGTTAGATGGGTTCGGGGCTTGTTAATAGAGCTTCCTGCGCTTCTAAAAGTGCAATGTCGTTCTCTAAAGTGTGCATCAGTTGATCAGGTAAGGAGGAGAATCTGCGAGCTGCCCACATTGCTCCACGTTGAAAGTGTATTTGATCTACGTCCATCGGCTTATTCTCGCAAAGAGAGTATGCGACTTTGAGAACTTCGTCTTTGATGATGGATTCTTTAAGATGTTCCCAACCTTTCGAGGAGGTTAGGGAGTATAGGATTTTGTGTTCAGCTTTTAGTTTTTTTAATTCGCTCATTTGACCACCATTTGATTATCGTAGTGGTCAGTTTATTGAGTTGTCGCTGGTGGTTCGTCCTTTACTTCTTTTTCATTACACTTTCTGCAAGACCGCCACCGAAATAAAACATCACAATGGACAGCATGATCCAATCAATTTGAAATTCTTGGAGGATTCCTTTGACTGCATCTACGTTTTCTCCTCGGAATGTCATAATGATTACGAGGACGTAGGTTGAGATGTAAGTCAGTGCGAAAAGTGTTGCGAGGATTCGCTGGGCAATTTTGAATGGAGCGTAACTTTGCATCAACTCAACTTTTGCAGTTGTGCGAGCCTCGATCATCTCTGTGTCGCTCGTGTGGAAAGAGTCGATCAAGTCGATCCCTTTACTGATCACGTCACCACTGCCAAATATGTTGTTGAGTATTCCCATCTTAATACGATCCTGAACGAACCATGTCTGTGATAGTGACAGATCGTGATCCTACTTGCTTTGCCCAGCGACTATCTAGGAACTCTGTTGCTGCTGTATCGTAGTCAGCACCATCCATTGCAGCTAAGGCTTTCTTGAATCCCTTCATGCGAGGAAGGCCAATGTTAAAACATAGGTCAATCATCGCATCTTTTCGTACTTGGTCTAATGCGTTAAACCAATCAAAGCTACGCTGTAGCTCACCATTTACACGTTTAATGTCATTGGCCAGAAGGTAGTCTATCTCATCACTAGACAAGCCTATTCCTCCATCCTTGTCGATGTTGCGACCAACACCCACAGTTATTTTGTTGGCAGAACATTCGTATGCGTGAGTCTCTACAGACTCGTGCTTCCGTAGCATCTCTATTATCCTGCTCATTTTGGAATATCTCCACTGAAGTAGACCCAGATTGCAACTGCGGCTGCGCCTAAAATCCAAACTGCTTTCTTGACTACGCTCTCGCCAACTACGGCATAGAATCGTTGGTATGCTTTATCAGCAGCTAGTTCAGCAATCTCATCTTTTTCTGCATCTGTTAAATTGCTCATCGTTTATCTCACATAAAATGCAACGCCAAATGCGGCTGCGATTATTACCAATACAATGCCGAATGCCTTAATAGCTGCCGACAAGTTTGCGTCTAGTGCCTTTTGTCTTGCAACTTTTTGTCTTACTTTTGCTTGCTCTGCTTCTCGCAAGTCTCGCGTGTATTGTGCTTTGAAAGCTAAAAAGTCTACCCATCCATGAAGTCGCTGCTTATTGAGCATGAACTTTAGATTCTCTTCGTTGATACGAAGCTGCTCTTTGGCTTGGAAAGCCTCTAGTACGTTTCCAGTACCAGTAGCGACTTGCTTCTGGATTGCCTTTTCAGCACCGAAGTATTTTCCAAGTGCTGCACCAGCAGCTCCAATTTCACGGCCATTCTCCAATGTGGTCTTAATCACTTTGAACGCGGCATTGGCCACCATTAATTCGGCTAGCATACCCAGTGCCTTGTTGCGTAGTCTGGCTGTAGGCTGTAAGGAGCTTTTGGTGGCTGCACGATCATGTAGTCATCTTCCAGGGTAACTTGAGTCTCAATGACATAACTTGAGTAACTTTGACCAACAGGTGCTTGAGTGTTTGCCACATGAACTGGATAAATCTCAAGCGATGAAGACCACATTTACTTCTTTGCTTTCTTCTTCTTTGCTTTCGCTGCTGCTTTCTTGCCTGCGGCGGTGTACGGATATTTCTTACCATTGACTACTGGCATAGTTACTTCCTCTTTTTTGCTGTTTTAGCAGCGTTCTTAAAGTTCTTGGCAGTGGGCGAACCCTTAGTTCCTGCCTTCCTCATCTTCTCGTTTGAACCTGCTTTAATGCGTTTACGTTTAGCGTGAATGTTGCTGTAAAGACCCAAGATAATCTCCTACCATTTGCATTTATCAGCCCAGTAAGCCGCACTCATTTTTCCCTTCTTAATGTTTTTTCCATGTCTGGCTTTGAAGCTGGCTCGCTTCGCTTTCATCGCATCAGACTCGCCAGCTTTTGGTTTGCCTGCGGTAGACGCGCCTTGTTCACCGAATCGAATGAGCTTAACTTTGTCGCCTTCCTTGGCAACGACAGCATGAGACTTGGTTTTGTGTTTTGGGGTTCGTTTGCATTTGTTGTAGCCTGCGAACTTTTCCCCTTTGTAATCCAAACTCATTGCTTTTTCCTTTTACCAAGTAAAGTTTCTAACGGCAGTTCGGTCTGTCAGTGCAGTTACAGCAGTTTCAGCAGTATTAGATTCAGTACGAATAGTCTCTCTGGCTGCGAGAACAGCAGCTAAAGAACCATCAGCCCTCTCGGTAGCTCGTGAAACTTGCCAATCACTTACTTCAATGCGCTTACCAGCTTCACTTTTAATCAAAGCTACCGCATCAGCCTTAACTTCAGCTAAGTCAGCAGTTGCCGCTCCAGCTAACTCAAAGGCAATAATCTCAGCATCGGTCTTTCCGCTAAACTTATCAGTGACAGTTGTGCCATCTTCACCAAGAACGAATCGGTGAACTTGCGTGCTAGAACGAAGGGCGCGAGGTATGGCGTGAACACCATCCTCATCAAACCTTGCGCTTCCATCTTCAAATGTTAATTTCATTATTTAAAACTCCTAATATGGTTTATGTTATTCAGCAGCAGCGAGAGCAAACTTCTTGTCGTAGTCAACAAACTTTGACCAATCCGTATTCATTACAGGCAGAATGTAGGCATAATTTGTGGAGTAGAAGTGATTGTCGAAGAAGTAATACTGCCAAGTTGGAGAAATAGTTGACCCCTCACCATGCCTCTCAAACAATTCTTCGATAGCCAGACGAGTCATGCGCATTCCGCTACCATCTTGGTTGGAGGAGTAGTTCAGCATAAAGTCGCTATCGCCTATAGGGACAGACTGAATTCCATCTGAACTGTTGTTGTTTTCCCAATGGAGCATTTTTCCATCTAATACGCGAGTTATGGTGGCGTGCATTCCACAGCCGTAGTAGTAGTAATAGCCCCATTGAAAGACATACTTTCCATCGTTACTAATCTGGAATCGTTGTCCATAACGAGCACCTTGGTCAGTGCCATAAGAAGTTGTACAACCAAAGTTATGAGTGTTAACCCAACTACCATAAGAGTTGCCATCTGAAGTAATCTTATGACATTCGTTACCTTGGCTCTCTCCAAACTTTTGGATAGTAATGGTATGGTTATCACATAGAGTTATGCAGCTACGGCGTGCGCCTTCCCCATTGTTGTAGTTGCCGTTGAACCACTGCGAAACCATTTTAGTGCTGTCGTTTAAGTTTGAAGTACCGAAAAACTCAGCGTTGGTTTTAAAAGTCGCTGGAGATTCAACATCCTTCCAGACATGGCATCTCATTTGGCCGCCATTACTTTCCATCATTGCTAATCGTTTGGTCTTCTCGTTATAGGAGATGCCTCCTTCTCTGGCTGTGGAATTAAATCCACGAGAATTCCAAAAACCGTCGTAGGCCAATTTTCCCTTAGAAGATTGCTGATGCTCGCCAGACATACCATTGCGATTACCAATCCAAACCCTGCTATTGTAATGAAAGAGAGCAAGGTGAGGAGTTGAGTTGTGCAACCAAGTACCAACCCTTTTAGCTGCTTCGCCAGCAGGTTGGCCGCCATGATGGAAATTCATGTCGCCGTTACGTCCAATGTCTAGCTCGATTCCACCACAATGGCTTGCATTACAACTACGATTACCCCGATCATTACTGGAGCTTGTAGTGTTATCAGAACGTGCGTAGTTATAATAGTCGCTGGACATATCACCACCATAAGTGGAGTTAGTGCCAGAAGAACCATAACCGCTATTGTTGTAATACTTACGGCCTATAGGGGCCATATTGTGGTCGTAGGTAGTAGCACCCCAATAGTTGTCACTGTGTATAGTCACAACAGCAAATGAAGGTTCCGTAAATCGGGTGGGGTCTTTCTTTCCGATTAGTGGAGAGGCAGCACCAGAACCGCTACCTCCACTTTGTAGTTTGTTGATTTCGTTCAGTAGGATCATGTCCATGTTAAGTTACTCCAGTTATACGATTACGTTGATGGCTGTAATTTGGCCAGTAGCATCAGTTGTTACGACATAGTTCTTTCGCTGGATAATTCCACCGAGTTCTACGTCTTCTTTAAATGATTCAAGATAGCCATCTGAATCGTAAGTGATGTTCCAGACAAGCTTACCTTCAGACTTAACTGAAACTATGCGTCCTTCACTATCATAGGAAATATCAGTGCTTGGTACTGATCCTGTGAATATGGTGTTATCTATCTCTGCCTTAGAGTAGGTAGTGTGTGTGCCAACGTAGTTAGCAAGGTTTACTTGCAGGTCACTAAACCCTGTATTAAGGGTGGCTGTTTGAGCAGCGAAGTCGGTTACGTTGGTAGCAGCTAACGTAGAAAAGTTAGTGTTAACGGAAGCAGTAAATGTGTCGTAGTTTGTTTGAAAGGTAGTTTCAGCAGTGTTCTGCTGGATAGCTACGTTTGACTTGTAAGTGCTTTGGTCAGTAGCGATAGTCGCTAGAGCAGTATTCAAGTGATCAATAACTGTCGCGTTCATGTAGCTAGTAATGGATGTCACAAAAGAGTTGATGTGACCAACCATTGATGTGACAGCAGCATTGTCGTGCGCTACTGCGTCAGCCATAAGCTCAGTGTTAACGTGAGTTTTAAAGGCAGTAGCTATCGCGTTCAGCTTGGCAGGAATTTCTTTAGCAAGAGTTGCCGAAAAGATTTCTGTGTTATCTGTGAATGATGTAACTGTGTTGTCGGCTATAGTCAGGTCTGCGGTAGCTGACATATCACCTACTGAAGTAATGTCTACGCCAGAAACATTAAAAGACCCACCCATTCCACTGTGGTTAGAGCAGTAGTAGTAAAGAAGGTTAGGCGCGTCAGAAGCGACAACTATCTGGGTGAATGCACCAGAAGCACCAACAGCACTTCCAGTAGTCACACCTGACGTGTATGCCACACCACTATCGTGAGTTCCGTTAGCAGTGATTGATACCCTTAATGGGTGTCCACTGTTAGTGGCATCTGATTGGTCAAAGATGTAAGTGTTTCCTCTAAGCAAAGATACTGCTGGCTGCTTAGAGCCGTTGATATTATAAAAATTTGTTCCGTCCGAGCCTATCGTGACGGCAAGAGTGATTGTGGTCATGCGTTAGACTCCAACTGTTGCATAAAATGTTTCAAGAACTTTGGACTCAAAGGACTCAAAGGTGCGTTCACCCACGGCTATCTCGCCATGAATATCTACGTTTTCACTGTCGTGATGCTTAATTTTCCATGCAGCCACGTCAAAGAACGGAACTTCTGAAAATGCGATACCGCGAGAAAGGTACATCATCTCGTCTGCGGTAGTGGCCAGAGAAATAGCGTTTGATGCTTTTTCTGCTAGACGGGTAAGTAGGTCTGAGTAAGTTACCGAGCTGATTGTTGCGTCAGATGGGACGTACTTTAAGTCTCCAAGTATCTCAAGGGACTTCACTGTAGCTACAATCTCACGAGCCAAGGGTGTTCCAGCGAGAGCGTTGTATAGACTTTCAATGGCTTTGATTTTGGCGGTGCGAACAATGTTGTAGTTGGCTAGGGTTGTCATATTAGATTAGCCTTTCAATTAATGGGTCATTGGAAATATTAGTAACTGCATCAGCCAATTGACTGTAGTAATTTTGTGCTTGGATCATGTAGTTATATGCAGACACGTTTGAAGCCTCTGCGCTAACTGAAGAGGCTAGAGAATTAGTTTTTGCTGTCAGTGCGCGGTTCTTATAACTTTCTGCGTCATTCGCAGATGTTTGAGCTAGACCTGCCTGAACCAAAGCGTCCTGTGCAAATCCTGAAGCTGTACTTTCTACTGCGCCTATCGTTGCAAGTGCGCTAGTGGTAGTGGTTTCAACCGCCGCACTCTGGGCAATTATCGTAGCTTGTGCTGCTGCTAGTTCTGCTGACGTAGTGGATGTGACTGATGCCACTTGTGCGTCAATCGCAGCTTGACCTGCCGCTAATGATGCAGTCAATGTGGCTTCGTGGGCAGCTATAGTGACGCCAGTGCTGGCAGTTATCTCAGCTTCTTTCGCGTTGACTTCGGATTGAGTTACTGCGATTTCTGACTGAGCATTAACGATCCATGCCTGTACGACATCAACTGCGGCCTTTGCTGTTTCGGATGCTGCCTGTGCTGTCTCGGAAAGACCTTGGGCTGTTTCTGATAGCCCCTGTGCTGTTTGGCAGGCTGTAATAAATGCTCGAAAGTCTGTGCTAGTTACATCGGCCCATAAGGTATCTGGGTCTAGCTGATCACCAAACCTAACCTGTAGTTGGCCAGATAAGGCAGGGTACTCTCGGAATTCAAATAGGTCAGATCGGACTAGGCCCGAATCAGTGTAGAGCTGAGTCAGTAGCTCATTGATTGTTTTGTTGCCAATCTCAGCAGCCTCTAAATAGGCATCGAGGGAATGATCGCCTGTCTTGCTGGATGAGAAAAGAAGTTGTTCACCGCGAGGTCTAGTAATACTCATAGATTGAGTTCCTTCGCAATGGTGATTAGTTTGGCGCGAGTGATCTTAAATGTGGGATCGTCTGCAATTGTCTTGTTTAGATTGCGGACTGATCTGGCCATGTCGGACTCAAGGGCTTTTGATGTGGCCAAAGTACGAGCGAGAGAAGCGTCAAGCTGCTCAGTAGTATGAGTAAGCTTCGCCGTCATCTTTCGCATGTGCGCGTCAATGTACTCACGAATAAGTGGGTCAATTGCTGCTGCAAGCTGTTGAGGTGATGGCTTTGACATTCGGTTCTTTCGCCTATGTAATAATACTTTGGGTATTGTCCGATATAGCTAGAGGGGGGTCGTCCCTCTACTATCAGGGTTATTTACTTCTTGGCGTTCTTTTGGGCCTCAGAGATTGGGATCAAGTTACCTGCTTTCACTTGGTCTTCGACATCGCCTGCTGGCTGAACGGAAGCTCCTCGCATTTTCTCCATCATCTGCATTTCTTGCGAGGGAGACATACCTTCTTCCTCTCGCTCTTTTTGCGAGATTTTAAATTGGTCAAGGTCAGAGATGCCCATTGAGCGGATCGCTTCCTCGGCAATCTTGCCCATCTTGTATTCCATGTTGAGTCCTGTCTTGTTCATTACCTGAAGCATGTTCATCCATGTTTCTGGCGAGCGAGAAGGTTCTACTGGAAGAGTGCCGTCCACTACTAGGTAGTCGATGGAACCTTGGATAGATGATGAGTCGTAGTCGATGTAGGAATCTTTGACTCGGCCAGATAGTAGAGTGGACTGATCTGTCTCATCTATTTTGATGGAGCCTTCTATGTTCAGGCTGTCTTGGATGTTAGATACCATCATGCGGACTAAGGGACGGATCGTGGTTGCTGACATGACACGAGAGAGAACACCTAGACGCTGGGAGCCGAGCTGGGTAAGTCGCTGGATTTCTGTTGCCGAGCGTATTCCGTCAGAGGTGGGCATACCTTGCTGGGCATCGGAGGATGCGGAAAGGCGTTGCTTCATTTCGGAGATGCCTTGGATGTCATTCCAGTGACCACGAGTTACGTCTGGCACTTGAGCTATGAACACACCATCGCCTGCCTTCGCTCCATTCATTGTCCGTACTACGCCCCAAGGGTTTCTGTCGATGAGATCGGGGATCGAGACTTGAGTTGGGTCTGCGAAGATAAGGTTTGATAGCGAGGCTTGCACGTTATCTATACGAGAGCGAAGTAACCATGTGCCAATATCGTGTAGAGGAAGCATCAAGTCGTATAGGGATTGGCTGTATGTTTTGTGCTTGTCGAAGAATAGCGAGCCAAAGACTGCTGGGAACTGCCGTCCGTATGGGTTGAGCTGTGCGCGAATAACTACCTTCTCATCGAGGATAGTCATCACCATCCAGATTTGATCAATGGAAGGTACGCCAATCTCAAAGCCGTTTAAGCGAACCCATGTTTCATCTGTCACTCTGGCAGAATCTAAGGTGAAGTAAGAGCCTCGTGTTAGTGTCTCTTGGGGTGAGACATTCATTCCCTTGGAGTCTTCTTTTAATGTGGTGTGACTATCCCAACCAGAGCTAGTTCCTGATGAGCGGCGCAGGGCTGGATACTTCTTGAGCTTGGGGTAAAGGCCAGAGGCGAG